AGCGTTTTAATAAATCTATTCCTGCATTTATACTATCAGCACCTTTTAAACTTGGTCGTACATTCCAACCCATCCTACGCAGTTCCTCAATCAATCTAGGCTCTGCTGAATCAAAATATATTGTTTGTCTTTCTATTCCAACTTCTTTCCACTTTTTATGGATATCTATTGTAGTCATTTGAGTTTGATACAAATGTTCTTTAACGTAAAGGTTATAGTCTTTTCTAAATACAGAAACTAAACTCGTCGGGTCATTGGTATATCCTGCATCTGCACCAAAGCTAATAAATTCTGCATCTTCAGGAATTTGATTTACCTCAACATAACTAAATATAGTTGATTTACTGATTCCCTTTATACCAAGTCCGTAGATTTGCCAATATTGTTCATCAGTATATTTTAATCTTTCAATTTCTTCCTTAATGCTATCACTAAGGAAACTGTTATCCAAATAAGTAGTAATGTTAAAATCGGCATCTTGTCTAGGTATTACCTTGTCATAAATCCAATGGTATTCATCTGATGGATTAAAGTCAAGAATTATTTTTTCATCTGTCCTAAATATTAATTGTTGCCAATCTTCATAATCTAATTCATTGGCTTCATTTATAAATAGTAAGTTTCTTTTTCTACCTCTAACTTTCTGTGGTTGATCTAAAGAAATAAATTCTACTAGATTTCCATTAATCTTGTATTCGTGATTTGATTTATTATGATTAGCTTCAAAGTAGCAATTATGTATTTTTAATATATCTAAAAAATCCCTCATTACAGATGCCCTAACTGATGGGAATGTTTTTCTACATATTGTTATTGTCTTTCCTGTATTCTTTAATGAATAATGAAATATAATATAAAGCAAGATATTGTAAGTCTTGCCTGACCTTGTTCCACCCTGTTCTATTGATATCTTTTTATCAGACTTTAAAAGGTGTTTAAAAACTACGTTAGTCTTTATTTTCAATTATCTCAATTTCAAAGTGTGATGGCATTCCGTCTGCTCCTGTTATTTCTTGTCTTTCTACATAACCCCTTTTCTTACCTTTTGTCTTTAAATAGAATATAGTTGCTGCAGTTGAATCTGCTGCTATCTGTTTATGTAGTTGACTTTCTGCAAAGTCTAAAGCTACGTTCTCAATTTCCTGTACTGCTATTGCAAACATTTCATCTTCCTTTAGCCATTTATAATATGTGCTTCTAGGTATATCTGCTTTCTTACAAGCAACAGTAACAACCCCTAGACTTTGTTCTAGTGCTGCTAATAGTGATTCTTTTTTAATATGTCTACTTTCGTTCATTTTATATTAAATATTTTTTTGTATATTGTCGTCTCAAATGCGATGGTAGTGTAAAAGTAACACATCTAGTATCCAACTAGAAGATGGCATTCAAATTGACCCCATCGCTCTAATTAATATCCCTGCGTTCTTGTAGGGATATTTTTTTACCCTTATACATTCCTGCACCTTGTTTGTCTATTTCTTTAAAATTTAAAATAGGACAAGTTATTTTTGAAGACTTGTCAATTAAATAAATGTATCTATTTTGAAAACCTTTTAATGCTTTTGCTCCATTAAAGTCGTATTTACTATCTCCACGTTTAGCCACTATCTCTCCTGATGCTAGTTTATAAATTGTACCATTTTTATTTATTTGTGTTAATTTAAATCCACTTGCTCTGTATATCGTTCCGTCTCCACATTGAGTTGCATCTGAATAACTTAATATCCATTTTATTTGAGGTGCATTTTTTTTAATTAATCTTATGCTAATAGCGATACATCTACTTTCAGAATACTTAGGAAGATAATCATCAAAAGCCATTCTGTTTAACTCTAGCATTTCATTCCACTTTTTATTTAAATCTTTTATTCCTGTATCAACTAATCCTAAAACATTTCTTTTATCCATAGGTGACCCATAACTCATAACTCCGTGAAGTGTATTATCTAAAAAACAACCAAAATGCAAATTACTCATATTAACAACCTTTCCTGAATAGTGATTTTTCTTTACAAACTCATTTGCTATTTTGCTAGGGATGACTTTTACTATTATTTCCTTTGCTCTGCCCATTGTGATATAATTAAATAAAGTGCGTTACCATTTGAGTTTTCATTTCCAAAGGTTTCAATGTATTTATATTCCTCTGTTTTTTTTACATCTGCTATTGCGTTTTTTATTTGCTCTGCCTGTGCATCTGCTAAAGTATATGTCTGTTGCTGAAATGGTGCTTTGTCTCCATCAGGTAAACTAAACTCATCGCTTGTTTCTATATCATCCATATTTTGCCAAGCATCTAGTCCCCATTCCTCAAGGTCTGTGCTTTTCCATTCATTAGCTAAAACATCCCAATCCCATTCCCCAAAGCCTACATTGTCTTTAATGATAAATTCTTGTGCTTTTTTTTCATCTAAATCATCTGCCTGTATAATATAGACTTCTTTTAATCCTATTTCCTTACAAGCCTTGTAACGCATATTACCACCTAGTATAATATTATCCTTATCAACCACTATTGGTCTAAGTGATAACATCTCTGGAAACTCCTTTACACTATTAACAAGTTTCTGAAACTTATGCTTGTTTATGAATCTAGGGTTAGCATCATTTTCTTTTATTGATGATATGCTTACCTTTTGTATTTTAGCTTTGATCATTGTATTAAATTTTCTCTAAGGTACAAAAAAATTATTTTCTGTATATTCTAGTAATTACTAATTGAAATATTCCAAAGTAAATAACAATATCTTCTTCGTATATTTCTTTATCTTCAAAGGGATAATGTCTTACACCAAACAAAACCCCTTTAAAAACTCCTGCTTTAATTTCATAACGTAATAACTCCATAGTATATCATTTGTAGTATAACGTTTTTAAAATTACTTTTTACAACTAAGCACAAAGCACATTAAAACGTGCCATACACAACTGTTATGCTTAATTTTTCTTCCAACATTGTAGCCATAAGTTAAACCAAGCTATTTGTATATCTATTGCAAAATGGTATCTACCTATATTGTTTTGTTTGTAAATTTTTAGAACTAATCCAAAGTCAAGCCAATCCCAAAAGACCTTAGGCTCGAAAAACATAAGAATAACACCGTATAAAGTCCATTGCTTTTTTTCTGTTTGGTTGTTTATTTCTTTACTCATAATTTATGTGTGTTAATTAGTTTTTTTTCTTAATTCAAGTTCGCAACGTACCTTATACAAACCGTTGTATTACCAATGCATACCATCCATTGAAGTACTGCTTTCTATTACCTCACATTTATCTTTGCTTTTCCAATTCCAAGATTTTTTAAGTAAATTTATTCTTTCAATTATTTCATCTATCCTATTTTTAGGCAATCCCTTAAATAACAATAATATCTTTTGATCATCAAAACTATAATTTTTAGAATTTAATTTTAATTCTTTAATTTCTTCTTCAAGATAAAGATTTTCTTTTTTAATTTTCCTGTATTGATTCTGTAAAAAATGAACTTGGTCTATTTCATCATAGTTTAATTTACTTTTAAATTGAAAGCAGGATTCTAATTCAGAAAGTTCTTCATTAGTTTTCTTGTATATTGGGTACATCTTTACTAAATGTATAACTGATGCGTGGTCTGTTTTTTTTCCCATTGATGTAAAAAAGTTAGCAATACTTGTCCACCTCATATTCATTTTCTTTCTAAAGATATAACAAGCCAATGCCCTTAGTTCTACATATTCTCGTTTTCTAGTATTTTGAAATATATCTACTCCTGTCATTTCAATAATACGTTCTGATATTTTTAAATAATCTTTATTCATTTCTTAAAATTTTTATTTCTCGTTCTAAATAATCTTTTGCTTTTAATAGATCTCCTAATTCATCTTTTTTCTTTCCTGCTCTAACAATATACTTCAAGATATTACCCCTGTTAAAATTAAGTGAGTAATCGTTACATACATCTATAATGTCATAATCTTTTCCGTTATCGTAATGTACTTGTGTTGCTTTCATTCAGTTCTTAGTTTTAAAAGGTTATAGCATTCAGTATATTTCTCCTTAGCTTTTCCTTTGTATTCTTGTTTAAATAATTCGTAAAGTTTTTTAGTGTATTGGTATTTAGTTTGACAATCTGCATAATACTTTTCTGCAAACCTTTTACCTTTTCCTTTAAAGTAATTTACATTGTCTGCAGTATCTCCTGCAATCATCTGCTCATAAAAATTATACATAGCTTCGTCTTCCGATATATCAAGTATTTCTTGGTGCTTATAATGGTAGTTATACATCAGGCAAGGAAACTGCTTGTAATCTTTATCTATTGAAACAATCATAACTTCATTTCTTCCCAGTTCTTCTGATAACTTTTTCCAATACCTTGCAACCATATCATCTGTTTCTACTCCGTAACCTACAACACTATCATAATGGCTTTTTACAAAATCGTGCATTTCGTGTAATAGTGGAGGTAATTCTTGCTTCTTCCTATTGGCTTTGTATTTCTTAGTTATTAGCTTTCTAAAGTTCCCTCTAGATCCACTAAATGTAATTACCTTATCAATATTATAAAGTTCTTCTAAGTGGTTTACAATAGCCATATACTGCTCGTCAAACTTATTTCTAGCATCAGCTATATCTGTATAATACTTTTCATCTTCAGGATGTTCTCGCTTCCTGTAACAACTTGCAAACACTAAACTATCTGCATCTACTAATAATATCATAACATATCTTGTATTTCCCCCTCGATATACATTATTGCATTTTGACAAGTGTTATCTTCTGTTTTTCCATTTTCAATATCTTCTAAAGCATTTATGTAAATATACCTTATTTGTCTTTCTAACATAGGAAATTCTGCTATTGACTTCATACAAAACCTAGCTAAATCTCCAATGTTTATAGTTGTTTTTTTCTGCTTCATAATTCTTTTAATGAATCTTTAATTGAACTTAAATGCATATCCTGCATCTTTTTATTTTCCTTTACAACTTGATCTACTATAAAACCTAAGTCTTTAAATAAATGCTCTACATTAAAAACAACCCAGTTATCTTTTCCATATCCAATATGTAATTCTCCATCTTGGCAGTAAAGGTGATTTGTTTCGTGTATGTATGTAGTTTTATTCTTTGTCATATTGTGATAAATTTATTTGTAAATAATTTCTTAAATCTGATTTTTCTTTTATTCTAAAATTAATAGTTATATCAGTTATAGCTTGGTCTTGTTCTGTTCGGTATTCGATTTTTTTTCTAACCTCATCCCAAAGTGCTTCATTTACTTTCATTTTATTAAAGTTAAATCTAATTCATTTGCTACATAATTAATATGCTTCTGTGTAGTCTGTGACCAATATCCTAATTGAAATAATTTACCCTCTGCTATTGTTGCAACGTGAGTTGTGTAACTCCATACCTGATTCCCTTGAATACTTAAATTCTGCTTGTACTTTGATAATTTATACATCTGTTCTGTTTTTTAAAAATTATAATATTTATTGTAAATTTCTTTTGCATCAGCCATTCCTTTTGAATGCTGTTTATTTGCCAAATCATAAAGTATTTCATTTAATACTATGAATTGATCTGTTGTTAAATCTAAATTAAGATTTTTTACATTATCAAAAGCTATTGATAAATTTGATTGTTTTGTTTCTGTTGCCATTTGTTCTGTTATTTAATAATTAATAAAGTATAAATATAACATAAATATACTTATAAACAGAAAATTTAATAACTTATTTTTCAGAAATATTAATATTTATTATACTAGCATCGTTTTCTTCTAGTAAATAAACATCTTTGAGCAGTCTTTTCTTTGTCCACATTGTAGTATCAGGACAATATTTTTTTACAGGTATTGGCATCTGTAGATTGTTTAGCCAATATAAAAAATTTCCTTTAGGATCATTAACAAAATATAATTTAATTACATCTTTATCTAATGACATTAAGGCATCGTACTTGTCTTTTTCAAGCATCTTTTGTTCGTAATACTTATTACGAAACTTCATTTCAATAACGCAGTCTTTTCCCTTTGGTGTTTTACCTATTGCATCGTATCTAGTAAAACCATCACCACACCATTCTAAATCCCACCCATCTAAGTTAAGCAGGAATACAACTGCCTTTTCCCACTTATTAATCTTTTTTAATCCCATTGTTCCAAATAATATTCAAGTCTTTTATCCATTGAACTATTCTTTTAGGGTTACAAGTACAGGGTTTATGGTATTTGTGGTTGTGGTATTTTGCGTGGAGTTGGCAAACCAATTCAAATTCTTCAGAGGATAAGTGCTGCTTCTTACCCATTCTGAATTTTCTCCAATCACTTCTATCTTCTTTTTCAAATCTTACCATCTTTTAATTTTTATATTATTAAGACTTTCTCGTCTTTTATCACAATTACATTTTGTTCCTTTATAAGTATGATATTTATCTACAAGGTATTTTATACCTGTATATTTAGTTATGTAATAAATTAAATCTCCTAGTTTCATTATATTGATTTTAAAATTTCTAAACAAAGTTGGTTTGGTATTTTACTTCTATTATAATTACCCTTTACTCCTTGCGTTCCTGTTCTACTTCCTCTAGGTGCTGATTCGTGATGACAATTTTTATTTCCATTAAAACATTCAGGTCTAGGTTGCCATCCATTTATATTTAATAATGATCTTATATTATTGCTCCAAATATCTGTAGGCTTTGCTCTATTATCTCCATAAGTACAATACCAAACTGTTGTTTTTGGTAATCCTTTTACAACTTGCAATTTTCTTAATTTACCTCTAGGATTTTCAATATACCAAAATTTAGGCTTTAAGTATTTTATTATTTCTATTGTTTTTTTTACAAACTCAACTCCTAACAAAGCATTTTCTGATTTTGGTGTATGGTCTTTATTCCAATGTTTGCCAATACTTGCAACAGAAAAATAAGTACAAGGTGGACTTGCCCAAATAATATCAGGTTTAAAAGGTACTTTTTTAACATCAAAATTTAATATATCAACTACATAATCTATTTTATCAAAGTCATTTACATCACTACTAAAAACATCATAACCTAAACTTTCAGCTGCTTTTCCAATACTTCTGCTTCCTGCAAACAATTCTAAAACTTTCATTTGAATTTTGTTAAATGTTTATTATCAATTACGTATGTTTCTCCAAAGCCAAAATCTTTAATTTCTTTTAATTCTATTACTTTTTTTCTTTTTATATGACCTATCAATTCAACAGAGTTTTCTTTTACCCAAGCAAGTACATAATGCTTTGCTATCTTTCTTTTAAATTGAT